TCAGCTGGCCGAACTGCCGGGGCGCAGGCCTTCCTTGACGTTGTCGACCATCCCTTGGCCAAGGACGACAACGCGCTGCAGGGCGTTCGCTTGGCGCGCTTCCAGGTCGGCTGCCATCATGTGGATGGCTTCCAGAAGGGCGCTGAGTTCGTCGAGGCGGTCGATGGTGTCGGAGATGGACGCAGGCATCACGGGGCTATGGACGTTCATGCCTGCCTCCCAGCGAGGCGCTCGATGTCCAGCACGAGCTTCGTCATCACGTGCTCCGGCCAATCCGCCTCTTCGCAATCGACGGCGCCAGCATCCTCGATGCCGTGCAGGTCAAGCAACGCAAGGCGGGCTTTCGCGGCAAGCTCCAGAAGCGAGCACGCCGGCGTGTCGACGAGCTGACCGAGCGCGTTGTCCATGCGCACTTCCACCTGACTTTCTGCCCGTCCGGCAGCCGTCGCGCCGTTGGCGTCGTAGATGGCGCTAGCGATTGCCCATTGCTGGTCGCCGGTCTGGACCCTGCTGGTGCCGCCCAGCGCCTTGATGGCCGCCTCGGCAGCTTTCATGGCAACGTCGTGCAGCGGTTTCCAGTGGGCGTTAAGGGGCAGCCATTCGGCCCGCGCGCACCAGTAATCTGCTTCAAGCTCGAGGATGGAGCGAGGGGCGACAGAAGGCTGTCTCTGCGCCGGGATGGCGTTGTCGTTGATCGGGGTGTGGAGGTTCATGGGGGTTGCTCACTTCGCGGCTTATCAAGGCCGTGCCGGTGGCAGACCGGCAGCCGGGAGTTGATAACCTGCGAAAGCGACAGGCGACCGCGCTTTTAAGGGCCGGAACCCTCTGGACATGGCGCGGCCCTCCCGGCCATAATGGCCAGGTTGGAGCGCACGCCAATGCGCTGCCGTCATTCGACCGCCGCCCAACGCTGCCAGGCGTCAGGGCAATTCCTGCCAGGGAATGCGGTCTGTAGCTTTCGTCCGGGTTATCAAGCCCGCGGACACGGTGCCCCTGATTCTCTGATTGCGCAAGCGCTGCCCTACGTCGGGCGGCGGTTTTGCGTTGTGCGCTGCGAAGAGCGGTCAGCCCTAACTTCTCCACATCTGACGAAGAGGCTGATGCGTGCTGGAGGGTATCCCCTCGCGCCAATTGGCGTGAGCAGATTGGGTGTGTCCAATGGCAAGCAAGAAAGAACCACCGTCCGGCAAGGGCTCTGGCCGGCGCTCGTCAGGCGGTGTTCCCACTATCCGCGCGACCAAGTTCGGCGGCGTCCAGATCGGACCTCGCGAGCCGTCTGGACCCGTAACCATCGAGGAATGGCGGCGCATGCTGGTAATCTGCGCCAGGCTCGTCGACGAGTTCGGCGAGTCCGCTCTGCCGCTGTTCGAGAGATGCGAGCGCGAGATCGCAGAAGCCGAATCCAAGTCGTCGGCTATGGCTCGCGCCAAAGCGGTGCTGGAGGGCAGGGAGCCGCGAAAGCCCACCGATCCAGAGCCAGCGTGACGTCCTGTTGCAGCCGCATGCGAGGCATATGCCGCCATGGGGAATAACGTTGACGACAATTTGACGCCAACGTTCACGCAGGACACTAGGAGTTCGCAAGTTGCGAGCTCCTACGCCGAAGACCAGGCCGCCCGAACAGGTCGCGGCCGTGACACGCCGGCAAAGTCAAGGTGAGCTCGGTGGCCTACCGCATTTGCATGACCCCATCGCGGATGGAAGAAGCATAGCCGTGCCCCATCGTTTCGAGTGCAAGCTTGTAAAACTCGTCGGCGGCTTTCCGTTTTGGAAGACCCGTTTGCCGAGCCAAACGCCGCGCCTCTGCAGAAAGTCCTGAGATATCACTCGATGTCACCATCCCACATTCGCTAACCTTTGCCGCGAACGCGGAGATTGTGACGGCGGGCAAGTCCGGGCCATAAACGAAGTAGCGCATGACTTCGAGAAAGTGGCCGTTCCGGACTATGTCCTCGCCCCTGTTGCCATTGCGTTCGAACTGCTCTTTCCTTGACGAGCCTCGACCGCCAACGTTGTAGTCGGCGTCGGTGAAATAGCGCATGCGGTGAGATGGCACAGCATTGCGGGCTCTTAGTGAACGAAGCAGTGCAACGACACGATCAGCATTGGCGTTGGCCTGAATATGGTCCCTGAGATTAAGGGCCTCGTACTCGATTTCCCTATCGAGCTTTTCTTCTTCAGGCGTCAGTTCTATCTTCATGCTGCAACTCCGATGTCCCCGACAATAACACCCTCCGGCGCAATCTTCTCGCCTACCACGTCCGGCCACACGTGCAGGACGTCGCCATCCGGCATCAGGCCCGGCACGATCTCGACATGCGACACCCAGCCACCGACGCCGTGGCCCATAACTGGCTCGCCTCGACCGCAGGACAGATCGTCGATATGGGCACGTGCCCGTTCGAAAGCCGGCACGCCATGCTCGACAGGGTCGAACACTGAATCCTCCGGGATGTCATCGAGATCGACGCCGAAGGCGCAGCGATTGCCGAGGACGAACCAGCAACCGGCCGGCAGGTTGTCATGCACAGTGTCGGTGCAGCGGTAGAACACCTCGCCGCGAGCATGTTGGTCGGACCAGCCGGCGACTATGATCTCGCAGTCCATGCCCTCCGGTAGCCCGGCTTCGAAGGTCTCCCACACATCGTCAGCGGCGCGCCGGAAGCCATCGAAACCCTCGATGTCGGCGAGGAGGCACGCCTTATAGAATTCTCGGAAGCAGCCGGTGATGCCGCGGAGCGAGAACACGGCATTCGCCATGGGGAGCGGGACGATCTTGTGCCGAAACGCCGTGACGACACCGTCAGCCGGATCATAGGTCGCAGCGTCCGCCATGACATGCACACGGTCGCTCTGCACGACAGCCAGCATCGCGCTCATTGCAATTTCCCTTCGATGGAGAAGCCTGCCGGCCCTGTGCAGCCGCCGTCCGCGAGGCCGGGGAGCTTGGCGCCGCCGCCGAACAGCGACGACAAGAACCCGCCGCCCGCCGTCCCCGGCGCGCCGAGTAGGCCCGTGAGGACGTTCTGCAGACTGATCTCGATGATCTTGTCGAGGACGCTATTCAGGGCATTCGAGAGCGCGTCAGCTGCGCTCACGCCGTTGCGGATGTCGGAGATGAACCCACCAAGGGCGTCGTAGGCCGTGCCTCGGATTTCATCCATCGAGTCGACCAGCGCCGCCTGCGACGCAGCCTGCGCCTCTAGCGCAGCGGCAGCCTGGCCGGAGCGTGCGGCGAGATCGTCGATCTGAGCCGTGTACTCCGGTGTCAGCTTGATGCCGGCGCGGGTGAGCTCGTTTATGAGTTCCTGTTTGACGCGAAGGGACTCAGCCGCGCCGGTCGTCAGGCCAAGCGCTTGCTGCTCGACGCCCATCTGCGTAATGCGCTGTTCGGCGGCCAGCACGATCTGGTCGTACGCCTTGGCCAACTGGTCCGCCGCCTCGGTGGCGGGCGTCTTGACCTTGGACAGGTCGCCCATTCCGCCGGTCGGATTGATCGTTACGCGCTGCGGCCGGGCATCGAGTTGCGACTGCAAGCCAGCGGCTTCGGCCAGTCGCCGGTCGATACCCTCCTGCCCACCGCCGAAGACGAAGGCCGAAGACGACTTCCGCATGTTGTCAGCGGCAGCGGTCAGAAGGTCGATACGACGCTGGAGCGTGCTGTTCGACTGCGCCTCGGTGGCGTTGAGCATGTCGGAGAAGTCGCGCATCAAGGCGACCACGGACACCAGGGCGCCTTTGAGATTGGTACCGATCGTGGTGGAAAGCTTCGCGAAGGCGCGATCGATCTCGACGGCACGTTGAATCAGTTCGGTATCAATAACGTTGCCAGTGTCGCGAGCTTCTTGCCGCATCCGAGCGATGTATCCGGCGCCTTGGTCGATCAGCCGCAAGAACTGCTCACCACCGGATCCGCCGAACAACTCATCGCTGACACGAATCTGGCTGGCCTTGTCGAGGCGACCGAGCTTCTCGATGATCTCTTCGAACAGGGCCGACGGATCGGCGAGCTTTTCCTTGAGATCAGCGGCATTGTAGCCAAGACGCTGGAACGCTTCCGCAGCACTTCCGGCCCCGCTGACAACGAACTCATCCGCCCGAAGCTGTAGCTCCTTCAGGCCGTCGGCCATGGCGTCGAGGCCGACCAGCGCACCTTGCGCTGCGTAGCCCAACTCTTGGAATTTCTCGACTTGGACGCCGGCCTTCTGCGCTTCGGCGTTCAATTGTGCCAGGTCTGAAGCGGCAGCCTTGGCGCCTGCAAACAGTCCGCCGACGCCGAGCCCGGCAAGCCCGAGCTTCAGCCCGTCACCGATGCCGGCGAATGCGCCGCGGACAACGCCTCCGACCTTGCCCGACTCCTTGCCAAACTTGTCGAGTTGCTTGCCAGCGCCTTTGAGACCCTCTTGGAATCGGGCGGAGTTCAAGCCCAGGTCGACATAAACGCCGCCCGCGTTGACGGCCATTACGCGACGTCCTTCGTGATGCTTGCCAGGAACACGCCAAGGGCGTTGCCGACAGCGGCGGAGCACGCGGCGATGCCGTACTCGGTAATCAGGCGGGAACCGTTGCGCTGATCCAGATACACCCCGATGCTGGACAGGGCGCTGGACATGTCGAGCATCTTTCGCTCCATATCGGAAGGCGAGCCCGCCGTGAGCAAGGCGCGCATTGTGCGAAGGCTCGGGCCGGACTCGGACTGGAGTTCGTCAACGATGCTCGCCAGCTTGGTCTCCAGGGCCTTCTCCGCCCACACGATTGAGGCCACGCTGAATTTCAGCCGAAGCTCTTTCGGCACGAGGTTGATAAGGCTCATTTTGTTCCCTTCTTCGCGGCGCGGGCCGCGGAACGTTTGGCCGTCTTGGCGATTTCCGCCTCGATGTCGGCCGCTATGGTGCGGGTGATATCGTTCTGCTCAGCGCGGAGCGCCGGCCCCATGAACGGCTGCGCCTTGGCGCCAGGGTGCTGGCCGTCGCCGATCTTGTGTGGGGCGGTTCCCCACTCAACGAGATGTGCGTGAGGAGCCGTGGCGCGGACACGGACGGTCGCCGAGGCACCGCGGCCCGCAGCGGCGGCATTGGCCTCACGGGCGGCTGCCGCCGCGTCCTGCCGGGACTCGCCGCCACGCATCGCCGCTGCGAATGCCGACTTCCCGGCGTTGCGACGGATCACGACGGTGCCGATGCTGCCCTTCAGCTCGCCATCATCCACCGGGGCATTACGCTTGGCCGCAGCTTCGACAGGCTTGGCGGCCTTCTTCAGCACCCGGTTAAGGACACCGACCTGCGTTGATTTCTTTAAATCTTCGAGCCCCTTAAGTGTCTCGCGCAACCCGCTGATCTTCACGGTGGACTTCACCCGAATGCCTCCAGAACGCTCTCCCAGTCGTCGTCGTCATAGATCGAGCCGCCCTCCGCGCTCTGGCCCAGGCTCGCCCGACACACGGCCATAGCCGCCGCCACAGCGCCGTCAATCGAGAGCCAACGCTTGCTCTTGTGGAGGCGGGTTTTATGGCCGTGGGAGTTGGTCTCCACCTCGCAGTTCGCGAAACAGAAGCGCAGTACCGGATGGCCGCCGTGGTGGAGCCGGCCGGCGATGACCGAGCGCTCGAGCTCGGCGATGGCCGGCATCATGCTGAGCGTGCCCTGGCGGAACTCGATCGCGGGGAAGCCATCGTCGGTGAGGTTGTTCAGGACGTTACGAGCCATGGCCGGGTCGAATGCGATCTCGCGGACGTCATAGGTCTCGCAAAGCTCGCGGATGCGATCCTCGACGGCGCGGAAGTCGACAACGTTGCCAGGCGTGGCGGTGATCAGCCCGTCGGCGGCCCAACGCACGTAGGGCGCGCCGGATGCCTCCTGTCGCTGCCGCAGGTTCGCGGACGGGCAGAAGAAGAAGGGCACGACGGTCGTGTCATCACCGTCGCGAAATGCCGCCACCACGACGGTCAGGTCGCCGTTGGACGACAGGTCAGCGGCTAACCAGCATTCCTTGCCGGCGAGTGCAGTCATGTTGATCGGTGCGCCGGTGGCGTCGTAGATGGCCATGTCGACGAAGGGCGCCGTTGCCTTGTCGCTCCACATGTTCAGGTTGAACTGCTTCAGATTTTCAAGATCGGCTGGCGAATGTTTCGCCTTGTTGACCTTGTCCATGAAGCTGGGCAGATCGGGGTAGCCGTGCCGCATGCCGGGGTTGACGGCGTTCCAAACTGCCGGGTCGTCCCATGCGTCGGTGGCTTCCGCCATGAAGATGACAGGCAATGTAGCCGGGTCTTCGATCTCGCCCTTCTGCACCTTCAGCGCATGGCTGACGAACTGCCAGGCGATATTGTCTTCGCCGCGGCCGGCCGTCGTCGCGACAATCATCAGGGTGTCAGGGGTCTTCACCAGCGCCGAATCCAGCGCACCCCACAGATCCTCGCCCGCCTTGCCTTTCCAAACGTGGAGCTCGTCGGCGATCACGACGCGCGGCGTCTTGCCGTGCTGCACACGACCGTCCGCGGCCAGCGCCTTGTAGGTGGTCTTGCGAGGGACGCAGCGGATGCGGCTCTTGGATGTCAGCACGTCCATGTTGCCGCGCAGCCGGGGATCATGATTGATGATCAACTCGGCCTCGTTGAAGAGCTCAAGCGCCTGCTCATGCGCGGCTGCGGCCGATAGGATAAGGTCGCCTGCCGTGCTCTCCGGTCCAATCAGGTGGAGTAGCGTGATCGCTGCACACAGGCTCGTTTTCCGCGCGCCCCGAGGCAAAAGAAGGCATACGCGCCGGACAATTCGAGCGCCCTTGCGTGCGATGAGCACGCCATCCGCGTTGTGGATATCCTCGATGTGGCGAGGCCCGTACATGCGCCGGATAATCCGTTCCTGCCACGGGTCTAACTGGAAGGGATTCCCGCGCGCCGGATTCTTCGGGTGCTTCAGTCGGCGCAGCCACTGGACGGCTCGCTCGCCGTTTCCGAACGGGTCGTCAATCGGCTCCTGACTCGTAATCCATGAGGGAGTCAGCACTATCGTCTTCTCCGATCTCAACACGGCTGCGGCTTGCCGGCGACAGGCCCAACTCAGCAGCCCAGCGGCGCGCCTCAGCGGTCGCCTCCCGCAAGGTCGCGAAGGCGGGGTGGCGCTTCAGTTCGCCGAAGCGGTTTGGGGTATAGGCACCGTCCGCGGCGATGGCGGTGCGCGCGATGACGATGTCGCCGGACGCCTCGCAGAAGCGCTCGACGGCGTGGATGTCGGCCTCGGAAAGCACCCGCCGCTCCACCAGTACAGGCATCACGCGGCGCCACTCCTTGCGGGCTTCAGCGCCCATGGCCTTAGGGGGCTGCGGCACAGCGCGGACTGGCTCGGCGACGGGCACGGGTTCGGCCTTCCGGCCGCGGGTGTGATGGCTCATCCGAACGACCATGCGCGGTGGTTCGCCAGGATCTCGGCAGCATTCAACGGTATGTCCACCAGCGCGCCGTCGCTGGCGTTTTCTCTGTTCGCGTACCAGTGGCCAGCAATGAGAAGGGCGGCTTGGACGACATCGCCGGCAGGCGCAGGCGGCTCCTCGACGTCGGCGCATAGCAGCCCTGACACGTAGTCGTTCGCTGCGGCGACCACTTGGCCGGCGATAAGGTCGTCGTCGTCGAAGTCGATGCGGGCGTGTTCCTTGAACATCGCCAGTGTAATCACTTCCATTTATGCAATCTCCAGATCAATCAGATTTTCTGATTGCTCCAATTCGGCGGAATCGTGAGCGAAGGGAGCCAATGGTCTCCAGCCGAGGGGGCCGAAGTTTCGACTCACCCCCCCGTCACCGTCCGAAACCACCGTCAACCCGTGTGGTTTTCCGCCCGTGACAGGACGCGCACATCGAGGCGAAGTTGGTCGGGTCTAGCCGGAGGTGAGGCGCCTTGCGGATGCTGACGATGTGGTCGACCAGCGTGGCGGGCTCGCCGCAGTCAACGCAGGCTGGGTGCGTGGCGAGGTGTGCGGCGCGGGCGGCCTGCCAGTCGGAGTCATAGCCACGTGCCCAGGCGCTACCCCTTGCGGCCTTGCGGCGCTTTGCGCAGGGGCACTGCTGACCCGCGGGCACGGTGTATCGTCCGCACTCACAGAAGCGCGGTGCTGCTGATGGCATGTAATGTCCTGGATGAGTGAGGCCGTGCAGCGTCGCGCATGCACGGCCTCCTGCCGACGTTGGGTGCGCCTCAGAACTCGAGGGGGCGGCGCCTCCCGACTTGCGGACCCGGCTGGCCCGTTCCACTGCCCCCAATGGCTTGGCGATGTAGTCGTCGCCTTGAATAGGTACGGCCTTGCGGTCCTTGCGCCCCCTATGACCTTCGCGGGCGGGCGGCAGGGAGGACCTGCGATGCGTTATCGGACTGGCCGCGGAGCCCTCTGGGAGATGCCGCCCTAAGCTGATCAGGCGACGGGCCGGGAGGCCGGGTTGCCCTTGATGACGGTGGCGGAGAGCGGCGTCGCGGTGCCGTGGGTGCCGGAGAAGTCGGCTAGCAGCTTCAGGAACCGCTTGTTGCCGACATAGCCGACGCGGGTCATCGTCGGCGCTGCGTGGGCGGCGATCAGCGAGGAGACGATGCCGCCAGCGCCGACGCTGGCGATGCCCTGCACTTCGTCGATGGTGACGGCCGAATAGGTCGAGTCGTCGTCGCTGTGCGTCAGCTTGAACTCGATCTTGTTCGTGCCGCTGAAGGTGATGCCGCCGATGCCGACGTGGATCGCCAGCATCGCGGAATCAAAGCCCTTGATGTCGACGGCCGCCGGGGTGTTGTCCGCGGTGTAGGCAGCCGGCGGGATGGCTTCGACGACGGCAATGTTATGGACGATGTCGCGCATGTTGCGCTCCTAGAAACGCGAAGGCCGCCCCGAAGGACGGCCGTTCGCAGGGGAATGGGGATGCAGATGCTTGCCGCCAAAATGGCGCTAAGCAGGCGTCAGCTAACGGACATCTTCAGCTTGCGGAGCGCAGCCGCCTGCACCACAGCAGCGCCCGTGCGGCGCGTGGCATGAATGCGGGTGATGCCCTCGGTGGCGCGGATATACGGGTTGACGAGGATGGACAGCGCCAGGCGATCGACGATGCGATACGCCGTGGCGAAGTCGCCGAAGAGCACCGGGAAGGTGCCAGACGCGACGTCCGGCATATCGACAGCTTCGACCACCGGGCGGCCGAGGATCATTTCGGGTTGGCCGGCCTGATAGCTCGGCTGCCAGAGATAATTGCCCTGACCGTCCTTCATGGTCCGCAGCGTGGCGAGCGTTCCGCCATTCATCAGCCAGGAGCCGCGCGAGCGGTAGGCCGCCGGCATGGCATACATGAGCGCGATCAACTGGTCGGCGGAGAGGTTCGTCGCGTGGCCGTTGAGCGTCTCGCCGACACCGCCGGCGGTCATGAGGCCTTCCGGCTCCAGGACGCCGTTGCCGGAGACGAAAGCCAAGCCTTCCTTCTGGCCGAAGTCCTCGGCGAGGGCGAGCCGCACTTCCGCCTCTGCCGTGCCGCCGCTGTCGGCAAGCAACTGGTTGGACACGTCGACATAGGTGTTCACCTCGCGGATCGGGATCTCAACCTGACCGAAGGCGGGCTCGCTACCCTCCTGCGCCTGCGTCTCGCCCTTCCACTTGGCATTCGTGATGCCCGTGCGCTTGGGGTAGCTCACGGCCGGGGCGACCGTGGTCCGCACGGTGGCGAGGGTGCGGATCGGCGAGAACTCCACTAGCTCTCGGATAAACTCGGTCGACATTTCGGTCGGCGCGAGATAGCCGCCCTGCGGATCCGAGGAGACGGTCAGCACCTTGATCTCGTCGGCGGGGGCCTGATTGCCGAGGCGCAGATAGGTGCCGAAGGCCTTCTTCTCGACGGACGGCTCTTCGTCCTTTTTGCCACCGAGCGAGGGCAGGGCCGCCTTGGCCTCGAGAGCGCCGATGCGTTTCTCGATGTCGGCGACGGGCTTGAGCTTTGCGGCGATATCGTCGGTGAGACCCGCGAGGGCGGTCTTCACTTCGGCTAGCGAGGCGTCGTCGTTCTCGCCAGCGGACTTGGTTTCGAGCGCGGCGGGGAAGTTATGGATGGTCATTATTGGCTCACAGATTAGCGCGGGCGGCGTTGATCGCGGCCACGAGCTGGGAGAAGGAAGATGATTTGACGCTGGTGATGGTGGCACTCGGCAGCATGCCGAACGTCACGATACTGATCTCATGCAGGTCGACTTCATCGAGCAGCCGAACACCCTTGGCTTTGTCGAGCCGGGATGCTTTGGTGCGGTAGCCGATACTGAGACCGTCTAGCGCGCCTGCTTTCATAAGGGCGTGTGTCTCGCGGCCCTTGACCGTGTCCAGCACCAGCCGGCCGGCGACGCGGAGCCCGTTTCCGTCTTCCGCTAGCTCAGTCCACACGCCGATCGGCTCGCGTTGATCGTGCTCACGCAGCATCTTGACGCGAGGGGCGGGGCGGGCCGTTAGGGACTTGGTGAACGCTCCCGATTGAACGACGTCGCGTCCCAGGTCTACTTCGCCGAAGCGGGAGGCGTAGCCGGCGAAGGTGCCGTCATCGCTGATGGCCTTGGTGTCGAACTCGAAGATGAGCCCGGATTCGGTTGCCAGGCTCACGCCGCGGCCTCCTTCGGTTTTGGTTCGGGGTTGTCGTTGGCCGGGGCGGGAGCGCCGGGCGTGGTGTAGGGGCTGCCCAGCGTGTCGCCGTCCGGCAATGCGGGCAGGTTTTCGCGGCGCCTCACGTCATTGCTGGTCATGGCGCCCATTGCCCGAAACTTCGCGTAGGCCTCGGCGCGCGTCGCGGTGTCGGCGCGTAGAAGGTCGTCCACGATGAACTCCAGCGAGTGTGTCGCGCGCTCCTCGACAGTCAGCAGCGTGCGCCGGTAAGCATCCGTCCACGCCTTGAGCCACGGCAGAAGACATAGCTGCAGGAACTGCAACGCCTGCTGCTCTGTATTCGCGAACGTGCCCTTGGAAAGCTCCTGCAACATCGTCACGGGCACGCGCGTGAGCCGTGCAATCTCGGCTATGGCGAAGTTCCGTTGCTCGATGTGCTGGGCCTCAACCGACGTGAACGCGATCGGGGTGTACTCGCCGCCGCCATCCACGACGGCAATGCCCCCGGACTTGCCCCCACCATGTGCCGCGCGCCAGGCTGCACCAACGCGCTCGACCGTCTCTTTTCGCAGCTGAGACTTGAACGAAAGTACGCCGCCGGGCCGCGAGTTGTTCTTGAACAAAGAGGCGCTGGTGCGCTCCAGAAGGATCGCGAGGCCGATGGCGTCGACACCCGCACGCAACAGGCCGAGACCCGTCTTTCCGCCGAGCGATGGCGCCTGCACGTGGATAACATCGGCTGGCGTGTAGACCCGCCCGCCGATGGTGTAGCGCGGCTCCCCGGTGTCGAGATGGTTCAGCCCGACCTTGTCCCTCGGCAGATAGATGATGGCAAAGGGGCGATTGCCGCCACGGCTTACAAAGGCATATCCATCGCCATGCAGGAGCGCGTCAGCCGTGACGAGCTCTCGCACCTTGCCGGCGGACTGCCATTCGTTCGCCTCGTCGTGGATCAGCGCATAAGCCGGATGGGTGTCGTCCACGTCCTTGCCGTCGCCATCCTTGCGATAGACTTTGCAAGGCAACGTTCCGATCGACTGGCAGATCAGCGTAACGGCGGCGTTGACAGGGGCGCAACGCATGGCGCTCTCCGCCGACACCGTCACGCCGGTGGTGCTGGATGCGAGCGCCGCGGTGAGGGCCTCCCAAGAATCCGAAGTCGGGTCTGTCAGGTCCGATTTCGTCTCGACGGGCGCCGGGCGGTTAAAGGGCCACATGTGATTCCTCTGGGAAGTAGGCGCGCCGGCAAGCCGCGTATGTCGCGTCCGCTATGGTGCTGGCCGGAATGAAGATGAAACTCGACCCGCCGAGGTCGGCGAGGCTGGCGCCCTTGACCAGCCGCACCTGCGAGGTGGCGATGCCGCCGTTGCGGGCGATGATCACATCGCTGGCCTGGATCTGATCGACGAGCTCGAAGGCCGCGGCGAGCGCGGTCAAGATGACGTAGCCGCCTCGAACCAGTTCATGCGCAAGGCGGAGGATCAGGATGTCGTGCGCGCTGAACCAACGGCGGCCGCGTTTGCGTTCCGACGCCAGGTCGGCGGCGCCTTCGCACATCCAGACCCGCAAAGTGCTTAGGTGAATTCCGGCCAGATCCGCCGCCTCGGCTTGCGCGAAGGCGCGGTCAAGCCGCCAGTCGAATGGCATGGCTGGCCTCCTGCTTCATGAGCAGCAATGTTGATGGGGTAAATAAAAAGCCGCCCGGAGGCGGCTGCTGGTCTTCTGAGGCGCGGAGAGAGAAAGAATGTCTTCTCACAACTAGGTGCACTGGGCCGGGATTGGGTATACCCATTCCCCGTCAGTCTCACCGGGCAGCGAGAGTATCTTCTCATTACTACGTGCGCGGGGACGGCACTTTAGTTTAAACCAGACGAGCCGCACGCAAGGATGGGGCCATCGGGAATGCGTGCCCTCTCATATATACCCGCTTTTTTAGCCCTTTTTCTTCGACAGGCGCCCGATCCAGTATACGCAACCGGAATTTATGCAGGGATTGCGATGCGCGCCTTCAAGGCGGCGTCCCGCAAAGCAAGGTCCCGTTCCAGGCGCGCTATCCGGCGGGTGGCATGCGCCATAGCGGAGCGTTCCAGCGCGCGCTGGCCAGATGCCCAGACCATCAGACGGCCTGCCGCATGAAGCTGCGCACAGGCATAGGCGACAGCCTGTACGCGGCTCGAATAACCAGATGCATCCCGCCCGGCTTCTTCCAAGCTCTTGCGGTCCACCAGTACGGCATGGACGATGTCGACCAGCGCAGCATGCCGCAGGACTTCATCGACAGCGGGCCGGAACGCGGGATCGCTGGAGTACGCTTGACACGCCAGCGCGGCGTCGCGCTCGCCTCGGGGAAAGACGGCGCGGAGGATCTTGCCGACTGGATCGACGCGGGCGGTCATCTTTCGACTCCAAGAGTGCCGAAGTTCGCACGGGGTTCGAACCCCGTGTGCGCACTTCGCACACTAAGGGGGGTATGGGGGGTGTGTGCGAAGCAGTAGTTCGAAGGGGTTCGAAGCAGTTCGAAGGTGAGTTCGAAGGTCGTCATTCGGCCTCGCCTCCGAACATATCAGCGGTAACATAGAGCCTCTTGTAGCGGCGGGAGTTTGGTCCTTCCTCAACGATCTTGATGGTGCAGGCGTCGAGCAGGCGGTGCATTGCCTCCTGGTAATGGGCCTTGGTTATGCCCTTGCCGTCCGGGTGCTGAGAGAAGACCCTCGGCGCATAGGACTGGCTGGGATTCGGGCTGACGGTCTGACCTAGGCGGTTCATCTTGGAAAGCAATTCGACGAATTTCTCGTCATGCTTCCTGTGCACCATACCCATCATGGCCGGAACGGCAGTGCCGTCATCGAGCGTGAACGCGCCGTCGCTATAGCGAATGCGCAACTGGCTGCCCTTCTTTCCGTAGTTCGCCTTCATCGTGGTCAGGGTGCGGACGTCGGGATCTTCGTTCTTCTCCGCATCCGTCAGGTAGAGTCGACTCCGCACGGAGTTATTCCACGCGGTGCTGCCGCTTGAACCCGTGCCGGATTTCATTCCCTCGACAGACGGGTGAGCAAGAAGCACTGCGGCGCAATCGGCCTTGATCGCGAGCCTACGCAGCATGCCGATAAATTGCCGGGTCTGGTTGCGTTTTATCTCGTCCCCGCCGAACAGGTCTGCAGCCGTGTCCAGCACCAGCAGCTTCGGCTGGAAATCCAGTACGTCACCCCAGAGTTTGTTCCAGAGCGGCGTGGGCTGCATCACTCCCTTACGGTCAGGCGTCGACAGCAGCGCGTCCATGTCAGCCATCGGGAGCAGCATGAAGTCGTTGAGGTCGGAGAGCACCCGATCGTGTGCGCGCACGATGTCCGCCGTCCGCCGATGAAATTCCGACTCCTCATCCTCTGCGCCGAGATACATTACCCGGCCAGCGAGGGGAGTGGTGCCCAACGTCTCAACGCCGAGCGCACCGGCACAAGCCAGTTGCAGGGCAAGCAGCGACTTCCCGACGCCACCGTCGCCGTTGATGATCGTCACCTGCCTCATAGGGATGAGGCCGGGCAACCACCACGCGCGCTCCGGCACAGGATGGCCCTGCCATGAGGTCGGGCAAACATATCGGAGATCCGATGAGCTTTCGGTCCCCGCAGCAGGGGCGGCGGGCATGATGGCCGACTCCGCCACCTCGCGCTCGACCATACGCTCGATGACCTTCTCTGAAAGATTCGGGCGCAGATCCGCCATCTCTTCGGCGAGCGGCCGCAGGCGCGGCATGGTCCGCTCGCGCAATGGCGTGCCCGTGCGGATGGCGTTGCGGACCATCTCGGTGGCTGCAGGATACGGTTCGTGGCAGTCGATCTGCTCCACCTGGAGATCGCCACCCCGATCGAGCACCGCAATGCGGATACCGGCCGGCGCTTCAGGGATGAATCGCTTGAACGTGTCCACCAGCACGCCGAGCCGTGGCAGATCGTGCTCCGGGAGCGTGTCCAGATTTCCGGTGTAGAAATCAAGGCCCTCGACGGCTAGGCGCTCGTGATCGAGGTCGCCAGACGGAGTGACAGGGAACAGGGCCGTGTCGCCGTAGAGAGCCTGCCGCATTTGGCGGACCCGCCCGAGTACAACGGAGCGGGCGGGGAGGTGCAGGACGTCGGAACTAGGCTGCGGCACGGTCATCTGAATCCATCCCCATGGCGTCGAGCGCCTCATCGATCACATGGCGGCGCACGTCCGGCGCCAAGTTGACGGTCGTGGTGCCGCCGTTACCGGCCGGCCCGTAGACGAAGATCCGCCCGTCCGGCGCGCGAACCAAACTGCAGTTCATGATGACGACGCCGTCGATCGGCTCGAGATCGAACCGACATAGCGGCGTGAATCCTCGCCGCCCCGGCGGCATGGTCAGCCGCCGGACGTTTCGAATACGCATGCGTGCTCCTTCCCGCGCGGCATGCCGGCGGGTGGTGGTGGTGTGGGTGGGGGTGATGGGGGATGGGTGGCGATTTCGGCGCCACCCACTAAGATCAGTCGTCGAGGTCGAGGAACCCGCGAGTTCGGTAAACCGACTCTCTCTCATCCTCGCGCTCTACGCACGAGGCGACGAAATTGGCGTTTTCCTTACGCTTGACCGCCGATTCAACTCGGATGGCGCCCTGTATAACCAGTAGCGATGCCGCACCATCTGGCGTCATGCCCATGGCCCGTAGACGGGACAGCGCGTCTTCGATGATGGCGCGGGCTTCTGCTTGCTTGTCCGACATCACGCGGCCCTCCCGTTCCGAGCCGCGATGCGCTGGTTGATCCAGTCCATGACCTCGGCGCGGACGAAGCCAATGCGACGCTCGCCAAGTTGGACCGAAGCTGGAAACTGTCCGGCAGCCCGCAGGCTGTTGATGGCGGGCCTCGAAAGGCTCGTCATGGCGGCGGCGGTCTTTATGCTGATGATGGGCGGGTGATTGTCGTTCGCCGCGACAGCGGCAGCAGTGCAGGTCGTCATTCGAACCCCGTTTCACTAGGGGTTGCGCTGTAGCCTGCGGGCTTCACGTCGCCCGCCGAACGAGGTTATGCAAACGAACCTACACCAAAGATAGGCATTTTCGCCGGCAATGTCAACATATAGATCTAGAGTTTCTTGCCGGCACAAAAACTGGACCAGTTCGCCATGAGGGCGCGGCGCTTCTCGAGCGCGTCTTTCCGCCGATAGGCGGCTTCAACGCCCTGAATCGTATGCGCGAGTGCCGCCTCGCACACCTCTCTAGGGTAGGCGGTCATGTCGCCGGCCCAGTCCCTGAACGACGATCGGAAGCCGTGTAGCGTCACCGCCTTGTTGGGCGCCGCCTTCGCCAACGACTTTACCAGGGCGGTGTCCGATATCGGCCGGCCCTCGCGCTCACCTTCAAACACGAGGGCGCCGGATCGGACGGCAGCCCGCTCTTTCAGAATGTCGACGGCGCGGGCGGGGAGGGGGACACGGTGCTCGACGCCGGCCTTCATCCTCGTTGCGGGGATGGTCCATAGCGCCTTGTCTAGATCGATCTCTTCCCACGCCGCGCTACGGACCTCACCGGAGCGCCCGGCCGTGAGGACCATAAACTCGATCGCCCGTGCCGAGGTGCTTTTGCTCGAGCGCAACTCGGCCAGAACGGCAGGCACGTCGTGATAATCCAGGGCGGCGTGGTGCCCGCGGGAGAGCTTCTTTTGGCGCGGCAGCAGTTTATCGAGATTGCCTTTCCAGGCCGCGGGATTGTCGCCGCTGCGCAATCCACGCGCCTTCGCGTAGTCCAAGACGATGCCGATCCGGCTTCGCAGGCGGTCGGCCGTCTCGGGACGCTCAGTCCAGTGTGGCGTGAGGCAGGCCACCACGTCATCGACCGAAACCTTGGCGACTGAAAGGTTATGCAGCGGCTTCGCGTATTCTCGGAGCGTCATCTGCCATTGCTGACGATGCTTCTCGTTCTTCGACTCCTGTGCCTTCAGATCCAGCACCGCCTCCATCGCCTCCGCGAAGGTCAGTTCCTTCTTCGGCTGGCGAGGGCGGGGGTCTTCACCCCTTGCCAAGGCTTCGCGGATGGCGTCGGCTTTTTCGCGGGCCAGCTTCAGCGACACCGGCGCCGTACCTGCGCCATGTCCGCCGAGGCCGATCTCGCGGCGCTCGCTCCCGCGGCGCCAGATGAAAATCCAGTTCCGGCTTCCGCCTTTCTGGATCCGCAACCAGAGGCCATCGCCATCCCCGTAGATACCGGGCTTTGTGAGGGTTCGAATCCCGCTTTCGGTCAATTTGTGACGTGGCACGTTATGACAATCCCGAGGAACTGGCGGACACCGAATTTCTTCGACGCTTATCATAACGACGATTTTGACGATAATGATTTTTTCAGCGTTTTCAGCGACTAACGAGCCGAAATGTCAGTAAAAACGGCGGAGGGTAGGACTCCGTCTCCGCCAACAATCCTTTTCTGTTGCATTGCAACGCCTGCATTTACCAAAATCGTCGAAAAACAACGACTCTGCAACACAACACTGTTGTAGTCGTGTTGCGTCGCCTTGCATCTTGGTCCCCGGGGGATCAACGTTGCCCCTCATCCACCACGAATGGGGGTCCGAAGCATGGCGCTGACCGATATCGAGGTCCGCAAGGTTCAAGCCAGGGAGAAGCCTTTCAAGCTCGCCGACTCAGGCGGGCTCTACATGTTCGTGTCGCCCAGCGGGGCGCGGTTGTGGCGGCTCAAATACCGGCACGCGGGCAAAGAGAAGGCCCTCGCCATCGGCCCCTATCCGGCCGTCGGCCTCGCCGAGGCTCGCCGCGAGCGTGACCTTGCGAAGTCGTCGCTCAAGGCCGGCCGGGATCCCGTCATCGACCAGCGACGTCGGAAGGAGGCCGCTGCCGATCGCGGCTTCGAGAAGATTGCCCGCGAATGGTTCGAGGTGAAGAGGCGCGGGTGGACCCCGGTCCATGCCAACGACGTCATCACCAGCCTCGAGCGCGACGTCTTCCCAGAGATCGGAGCCCGCGACCTCACCGACATCGTGCCACGCGACATCTTGAACCTGTTGCGGCTCGTCGAGCAGCGCGGCGCCATCGAAACGGGGCACCGGCTGCGTCAGCGCATCGAGGATGTCTTCGCCTTTGCAATGGGCATGGGCGTCGCCGACGACAACCCGGCCACGGTGGTGGCGAAGGCGTTGGCGCCTGTCGTGCGCGGCCGGCAGCCTGCCGTCGAGACGATTGAGGAGGCGAGGGAGGTGCTGAAGCGCGCCGAGGCGACGCCGGCGCATCCCGTGACGAAGCTGGCGCTCCGCTTCCTGGCCCTGACCGTCGTCCGGCCGGGCGTCGTGATAACCACGCCTTGGGAAGAGCTCGACCAGATCGACGCTTGGGATCCGGTGTGGCGCGTGCCGGCCGCCCGCATGAAGCTTCGCCTGGAGCACAAGAACGATCCGCGGAAGGACCATCTGGTGCCGCTTCCGAGGCAAGCGCTCGATATCCTTGCGCATCTGAGGAAGTTCTCCGCGCGGTCGGAGTTCGCGTTCCCCAACCATCGGTTCGCGCAGCGAGCTATGTCGGAGAACGCCATCGGCTATCTGCTGAACCGGGCCGGCTTCCATCATCGCCATGTGCCTCACGGCTGGCGCGCCACGTTCTCGACGATCATGAATGAGCGAAACCCGGCCGATCGGCACGTCATCGAGGCGATCCTCGCCCATGTGCCGGAGAACAAGGTCGCCGCCGCCTACAACCGCGCGCTCTATCTCGATCGCCGGCGGGAGCTTTTGCAGGAATGGGCTGACATGCTCTTGGAAGGGCAGGCGAGGCTTGGCGATATCGTGAAGATGCCGCGGCGCTGATTCCCAGTCCCAAAAGGCCAATGGAAGGCGCGCACGGCCTTGCGGAGCGTTACTATGGATCCTCACGCCTGAACTGCCGGCTGACCGAGTGATCGGTCCCGCACCAGAAATTGCTTTCCATCGTGGACGCGAACGGAAACGGGCCATCCGGCACACGCTCTCCGCAGGTCCGGCAGCGCATCCTTAGCCGGACGTCGTGAATTGTCTCGCCGGGACGAGCGAGAAGCTCCATCGCGGCGGCGCGCACATAGACCGTGCGATGCCCGCATTTGCACTGAAATCCGACGAGGGGGCTCGGCTCGACCATGCGAACATAGGAGGAACACCGCTGCCGTGAGTCAATGCCCTAGGGTACACTCGCGCGGCGCTACGTGTCTGCGCCTCGTTCCGACGATGCGCCGCAACCGGAGGTTAACGTCGATAAGGGGTGCTGATGGGACGTCCGACGTCTATTCGTGACGTGCAATGCACGATATTGACACGATCGCAGTTCCGACAAGGCGATCCTAATAGAAAGCGAACAAGTCGCAGTCACGCTGATATCGGACGACTAAAGCTTTGCAGGGGGGCTTGATGAGACTTTATCCGCCACAGATCGAACCAAATCTCTACGAAGAGGGCTTTGGCGATACGGATCAATTGGGGCGCAGGGCGTCTGGCGAGAGGCTGTCGGAGCTACTCGAACGGATTGAAGATCCGGTCGTGATTGCGCTGGATGGTCCTTGGGGGAGCGGAAAATCCTACTTTCTAAAACGGTGGGTGGGGGCACACACCGCCGAGAATAAGGGTGTTGGAACGACTGTTTATTTCGACGCTTTTGCAAATGATTACTTGGACGACCCCCTAATAGGTCTGACATCGACTATTGGTGAGCGACTTCCTTCTGAAACGGATAAAAGTAAGTGGGATTCTGCGAAAAGAGTAGCTCTCAAATTTGCCCGCCCATCGGCCCGTATTGGTGCGGCCATGATCACTTCAGGGCTTAGCGAGATCGCCGGCCCTCTTCTCGAGAAAGCTATAGCAACCAGTGGACAAGAGATTGACAAGGCTGCCGACGCATTTTGGAGACAAGAAGACGGCAGAAAAGCTGCAATGAAAAAATTTCGTGATATTTTGTCTCAACTAACCCATGCGCCATCGGAAAGTAATGAAAGTTATGATAGGCCACTTATTATTGTCATAGACGAGCTTGATCGTTGTAGACCCGATTACGCACTGTCCGTTTTAGAAGTTATCAAGCATTTTTTCTCTGTACCTAGGGTGCATTTCGTTCTTGGCGTTAACCTGAATGCTTTGGCAAACATCGTCCAAGTTCGCTATGGCGCGGGGATAAATTCGATCGAATATTTAAATAGATTCATTTCGATATCTATGAATCTTCCTGAAGATATACCTGGCCATCAAAATATAAAATCTCAAGTAAAATACTTTGAGATTTCGGCCGATTCCATGGGAATTGAGCACAATCTTGCAATAGTTTGCAAAAGACAGATTGAGATAGTGGCTGATGCGGTCGGAATGTCGCTGCGCGATGTTGAAAAAATACTCTCCCGCCTCGCACTTCTGCCAAAACGAAAGGAACTTGGCAGGTATTATCCAGCTTGGCAAGAAATCGTTGTGTCTTTGGTGCTGATGCAGGTTCTCAGGCCGGATATGTTTAGAATGGCTATCTCCGGCAGAATTGAAATTAGTCAAATTGATGAATTCTATGGTCGATCTGAATTTGCGTCTGAGGTTGAAGACATTGATGCAAACAAATATCATGTAGAAACGATACATGAAATGTGGAAATATGTAATTAATAAAGGAATTGTTGAGGACGGAAGTGAAAATCATATATCTAAGTCGTTTGATGGATGGGGAGGTCGACGAGTTGGAAATTTTATTAAAAATATAAAGAGAGATTTCTTTAGTACATTCGAAGTTGTGAGCCCTGAATAGTATTGGATGTGTTCTTTGTTTTTTATTTCTCGTTCTCTCGGCGTGAGATCAAATCGTCCAGATTAGACGACGAAAGACCCGCTCGCCCGCCCGGAGGAGGGCGGGTTAAGGTAAGTGGAGAAACGCCAAGGATACAATCGGCGGATCTCAGGGGCGGGTGAAGAACCCGCGGATGGCAGCGATCAGCTCGGCCCAATAGGTCCAAACAAGGTACGAAACCCCGCCGAAGACGGTGGAAACGCCGGTCGCGCCGACGGCAATGATGGCCCCGATGCGGTCGCGGAACAGCTTGTTTGCCTCCATCTCCTTCGCGTGCGCGCGCAGAACCGTCTTGTGCTGCTCAACGGCGTCGGCAACAGGCTGGATGGCGTGCTTCACGTCGGAGACCCCGCTCTTCACCGTCGCGATCTCCTCGCGCACCTCGCGTCGGAAGGCGGCGCCGGTCTGACGCTCGATCGACTGGTCGTCCTTGATGTTCTGCACATCGGCGCGCAGGGCGCCGAGGCTCTCCATGATCCGGAGGAGCATCGGATCCGTGTCGGGCATCACCGCTCCCCGTCCGGGGCGCTTGCCGTGCCTGGCGCGCGACGAAACCGGCGATATCGACCACGTGAGCAGGTTCTCGCCGAACACGGCTTGATCCGGCTGCCGATAAGCTCGATGGAGGAGCCATCGTCCTGGGCATAGAGCCGATGGATCAGCGCGGCGTCCTTCGTGAAGTCGACGTCGGGCTCCCGGTCCTCCTCGATCATCGTCCAGAAGTTCCGCGTCTGGTTGCGGATCTTCTTGATCATCTCCTGATGGATCGGGATTTCGATCACCGGCAGCTCGATGCCGTGGTCGACGACCAGCGGCGCAACCGCGCCCCACGCTGCGCCAGCCAGGTGTGCCTCTGTCAGGGTCTGCAGGACGATCCAGAGCGGAGGCGTCACCTCACGGGTCTCGGCGTCGACCCACTTCCGCCGGAAATGATCGGCCTGAACCGACTTGATCTGAACGACGCCGGGCCCCCGCCTCGGGCAGTCGGCGAACACGTCGACGGTAGCGCCGAGGTTTACCGAAGGGTCGCGGAGGTAGACCGCATTCGGTCCGGTGTTGTGGGTGATCGACCACTCCGGCCGCTCTTCCCGAAGAAGCTGCACGGCAACAGGCTCCAGGAGCCGGCCGCGCTTCATCGGGTCGCTCTCTTCCGGGTCCTCATGGGACAGGCCGGTCTTGAGGGCGAAGACGCCATACGGTGTCTGGTAGTCATGCACGCCGAAGAGCGCGCCGACGACGGATGCCGTGATGTCGTTCTTGCGGAGTTCGAGCCACTGCTCTCGTGAACCTGCGGGGATGCGCTCAATAAGCATGAGCGCCCCCAGAGGCCGCCAAAGCGGCCCTGCGAGAAGAGGTCATGTGATACTCTGCCTGAGAGCGACGCGAGCCATTCCCGCGTCGATTTGCAGAGTGTGTTGCAAGTGGAGTTGTTTTGCAACTCGAAGCGCGTGTTTTTTATTGAAATATTTTTGCAGGCCGGGACGTAGAACTGGCACAGGTCCTGCTACGCACGAGCGAGTTTGGGCAAGAACGAACTTGTAGACATCTCTATGGGAACAGGACGCAGCCTTGGGTGAGGGGGCGCCTTGAAGCGCCCCTGACACAAACTAGGTGATTGTATTATTTAATAAATTCAAGGCGCGCGCATAATGCGCTCGTGTGCGTGCGCGCGCAGGAAAGGCTTGCTCGGCTCAGTACAGGCGGAAGGTGGCCGCCACCACGCCAACGACCCGGGCTTGCACGCCCGCACTGCCCTGGGCGGCCTCAAGGCCGGGCGACCATGGCCGAATCACTGTCTGGACCTCGTTCAGGGATTTGCGATGCAGCTCGACCACGACCGGATTGTTGACCGGCGGTGTCCCGACTTGCTGCTCGTAGTCCTGCATGTCTACGGCCAGGACGAACATGCCGTCTTCCAATCCGTCCGCCGGCTCGCCGCGGTAGACGTAGGCGACTTGGCGCCCGCGGTACCGGGCATCGGGCTGTATGAGGACGCGGCCTTTGCTCGTCGTGGAGGGGCGACGCCAGGCGCCGTCTTCGATCACTCCAGCGACCGGAACACCGGCATCAGCGTCGGCGCTGTTCGCGGCCGGTGGCGAGCCGATTTCGTCAGATGCGCCCGTGAGATACTCGACGGAGCATTGGAGCGATCGGGCGAGGGCCTGCAGCGTTTTCTGCTGCGGCTTCTGCTTCCGACCTTCGAGGAGATCGTAGACGAAATTGCGGTGTAGCCCGGCCCTCTGAGCCGCCTCCCACTGTGAGACGTTCAGGGCGTTAAGTCGTTCTTGCACGCGCGATTTCAGCATTTTCCCCTCGATTTGATTACCTCCAGTACGAGGTTTGTCTCGTATTTTGGTCCCTTTTTCAAGCGCGATGGGGCTTGCAAGTCGACGTGGTGTGTGTTGTTTTGCAACTCATGAGCACGAAAGAGAACCTCATTTCGAATATCGAAAAGCTCCTGGCTGCGTACGGCGGGCCGGTGAAGGTCAGTCTCAATCGGGCGATGTTGTCCATCGGACTCTCCCGCAGCCATGCGACCCAAGTTGGTCGGCTCATATCCCGACGCTCGGGTTTCTCGATCGACTTCTACGACCGCGTTGTCCAGGCGTTCTCGGACGCATGGCCGACATATCTCCCTTGGCCCGAGGGTGTGGTTCGGCCGGAGCCGAGCTGTGAAGGGCATTCCCACCCGCGCGACGAAGACACCGCCGCATAAGCGACGGCTCTCCTCACCCCAGGAAAATCATCATGGCGAAGAAAGCGAAACCGAACACTGGTTCGGTCGACCGGGAAACTATTGCCGAATTCGAGAAGCGCTATCTGTCCTTCGAGGAAGAGATGGCGAGCATGAAGGGCTCCTACATGGCCGACTGCAAGTCGGTCCGTGGCGAGATGAAGGAGTTGCTGGTCGAGGCGAAGGATCGGGGCGTTCGCGTTCATGCTTGAAGCGCTCGCAGACGCGCCGCCGGCAAGTTTCATGTCGTTCGTCGACGACGACGCGCAGGCGTTCCAGGAAGTCGCTCCCAACGACACGCCGCAGATCGGCGGTTATCTGCCGGTGCAGCAGGCGCGCCGGACGATGCATATCGACGAGCTCAAGGGCGACATCAACAACATGGCAGAGGTCCTGCCGCAGATGGCCGGCGTCTCCACGCTGGTGGTCCCTGACGACGCTCGCGGGCCGGGCATCGTGCGCGGTCATTCTGCGATCACCGCGGTCGTCGACCGCGTCGTGACCGAAAGCGGCAGGGTCCTCAAGGACAAGGACGTCAAACGCATCCTCAAGCACGGCGAATACCTGCCCGGCGATCGGGTCAGGTTCACCGGCCGCTATCACAATGGCGACCCGGCGCTGCGAGGTCGGGTCGGCGTGCTCCGTAGCGGCGACTACTTCGGCGCGACGTTCTTGCTCGACGGAGAGCACGAGGTGCTTTTGTGCTCCATCGAGAACCTCGAGCACGAGAGCCTGCCGCAGCCGGCGCCGTCCGCAGAAGCGGGAGCGGCCGCATGACCGGGGGCATCGTCATCGCCGCCATCGGCTACGGCCTCACGTCGATTATTGGCGTGGCGCTCGCGATCGGAGTCGTGCGGCGCCTCTGGGAGAGGAAGTTCGATGGCGACGAGCTTGTCGCTTCGTTGATCCTCCTCCTCGTGCTTCTCGGTATGGCCGCGCTGACGCGCTGGATGGCGGGGTTCTGATGGCTGAAGCCTATCCCCTCTCGTGGCCCACCGGCCGCCCACGCAGGCCGGCGCATGCGCGCAAGGCTGCTCAGTTCGGGACGCGCAAGTCGGACGGGCGCGGCTATACCGACAAGCACAAGCTTTCCATCGCGGAGGCATTGGAGCGCTTGCAGCGTGAGCTCGACGCGATCGATGCGCGCTACGTGGTTCTGTCGAGCGATCTCGAACCGCGGCTCAACGGCTTGCCGCGCTCCGGCCAGCGCGAGCCTTCCGATCCGGGGATAGCTCTCTATTTCCGGCTGAGCGACAAGCCGCACTGCCTCCCGTGTGACACCTATGACCGCGCCGCCGACAACATCGCCGCGCTGGCCGCCCACATCGAGGCGACCCGGAGGATTGAGCGGCTCGGCGTGGCGACCATCGCCGAAGCCTTCGCCGGCTTCACGGCGCTGCAGGCGCCCGGCGCCAAGCGCCCCTGGCGTGAAGTGATCGAGTGCGCGGCCGGCGAGCGGGTGACGCGCGACATCCTCGAAGCCCGCTACCGCCGGCTCGCCTCAATCCGTCACCCCGACAAGCCGGGCGGCTCGCACGACGCGATGTCGGAGCTCAACCGCGCCCGGGATGAGGCGCTGAAGGAGATCGAAAATGGTTGAGACCCCGCTCGACATCTCCAAGGTCCGGCCCGTGACGCCGCAGGCCTTGTTCGTCATCGCGGCGCTGCGCCGGCAGGTCGCCGCGCTGGAAGGCGTCGACGAGGCCAGTCTGCCGGCGGAATTCCGCTTCGCCCGCGACGGCATCGAGGTCCGTGTCACGGCGACGACGTGGATCATCTGCGAAGCACCGGAGGCATCGTCATGACCATTATGATCATCGAGGCGGCTGCCTCGGCCAACCTCTTCCTGGTTGCGGCCTGTTCGGCGCCTAGCGCCTTTGGGTACAGGTTGCTCTTCAAGTTCGCGCCCATGTCCTTGGGGAGCTACCTCGGGTCCCTAGCGCTCGCGCGCTTCATGGGATGGCCGATATGA